ACTATCATTCATGATACAGATTCTATCCGTGTAAATCCCTTAGATTGGAAAGTTAGGAATAGGGTCTATAATAGGTTGTTAGATAACTTTATGGATTTAATGTGTGATAGATATATCATTACACACATGAAGCCTATATACGGTGATATTGTAAATCCCGTTCCTGTTGGTGAAGTTCCTGATTGGCATAAATCAACACCTGCAAGATTCATTCAAATGATTCATATCAAAAAGATAAAGAAAGGTAAAGTAACACAATATGTTGCCGAACTACAAGCCAGTAAAACTAATTCAGAATTAGTTGGTAAAGAATGGATTATATTCTCTACTAATGGTGAAAATGAGTGGTTTGGAATACCTGAACTTCGGGAGGGGAACCTTTGAAGTTTTCTTGTGATAACAAGATTCTTTCAAATGCAATCCAAACTAGCACTTTAAAAGGTAAATACTATACTAGTGGTGGACTAAAGAATAAATTCTTATCCGAATATCTTTACTTAGTATGTAAAGGTAATACATTAACTATACATAATGCAGATGAAACCCTGTGTTTAACTCTCAATATAACTGTTGAGGGGATAGAAGATGGTTCGGCTACTATTGAAGGTAATACTCTTATTACTTATTTGAAGAAGTTTTCAGATATTACAACACTTGAATTTAAAGATTATCTTTCAATACGTGGGGCGGGTAAAACTGCTAAAATGGCATTAGTGGTTAATCACCCTCATATGAATATGATTAATAATTTTAATCAACATGAGTCAGAATTTAATGTGATGACTCCAATTGATTTGGTTAAATCTTGGGGAGGTAAAACTCCCTTTTCTACTAGAATCAATTTAGATTCTCAAACATTAGTTGATGCGGTTGATTCATGTGAAATAGTTGGAACTGGGATTTATAAGTTTGATTATGGAGAAGATTTTACTGTATCTTCTGATGAAGATTTTAAGGGATTTAAAACCGTAGTTGAAGGAATTACAGGGGAAGGAGAAGAAGCAACAGTTGAATTTACTGCACCTGTGCATAAATTCTTTAATAATGCTGGAACTGTTGATATATTGTTTAGTGATGATTCACTAATATTAATGTTAGCAATTGATAGGAAATTAGTAAAAGCACCATTTGTTAGGTTGAGATAGTAAAAGGAGTAGTGATAAAATGAACCCTGAAATAATTATAGCATACGTTCTTGGATTCCTTACTCCTATTACATTTTATATATATCTACTACGTTCTAGAAGAGATGAAGTTTCTGAAACTAGAAAGGCAGTAAGAATAATAAATTTTATAAAAGAAGGGAAGTAATAATATGGATATTTGTTATACCAATGATAAGAATATTAATTTAAGATGGCGTGACTCTGAAAATAATAGAGTGGAAACAAAGGTCGAAGATTTTAGACCTTATTTCTTTATTCGCGCAATTGAAACAGAAGTAGATGGTTATGAAGTAACTCATACCTTTCAAGGTAGAAGGGCTAAGTTATGGTTTCCATTTGAATATGAAAATGGTGATTGGGTTAATCTTCAAGGTCAATTATTAAAAAAGGTATATGTTCATTCGCCTAATGATATGTATAGAGCAAGAGATTGTTTTATGCAAACATATGAAGCAGATGTATCAATTATAGATAGATACTGCGTTGATAAATTAGAGGAGATTCCTGAATTTAAAATGCGTAAAATGTATTGGGATATGGAATGGATGGCTGATGATTTGTATGATGGCGCAATTACTTGTATTGTTGCTTATGATAATTATGATGAAAAGTATTCTATATTCTATTGGCAACCTCACAACGGGTATATTGCCTCTTTAGGAGATTGTTATGATAGTGAAAAAGATATGCTTAATGCGTTTTTAACTTATATTGAAGATAAAGACCCCGATATGTTATTAGCATGGTTTGGTCTAAAATTCGATTTACCTAAGTTAATTCATAGATGTATTGCTAATGGTTTAGACCCTAGAAGGTTATCGCCATATAATGAAGTCAAAGGTATAGTTTGGAATGATGGAGTTAAGGCAACTAAAGCAGTTGATGACTACTATGCTATTTCACAACCTATTCGTGGACGATTAACTCTTAATTTAGATTTAGCATTTGAAAGACAATGGAGTGATGCTCAAAAAGGAACATTACCTTCAATGGCTTTAGATGATATAGCAGAAATGGCTTTAGGCAAAAAGAAGTTAGTTAGTGAAAAGTTTCCTGATAAAAACGAATTTTTCCGTCGAGGTTGGTTAGAAGATACTGATACTTATCTTAAGTATGCTAAAATAGATGTAGAGTTATTAGTAGAACTTGATGAAACTAATTTTTGTAGTGATGCAATTATTTATCTCCAAAGGATTCTAAAAGCCCCATTTAAATCATGTATGTATGTAAGTATGATGGGTGCAGTATATTTTATGAGAAATGCAACTTGGAAGGCTCCAACAGGAGATAAATCAGTTCAAAAGATTACTTATGATGGTGCTATGATTTATGACCCAACATCTGAAAAAACACATGGTTTACATTTAAATGTCGCCGCTTTAGATTTTGCAGGACTATATCCATCAATGATGATTGCTCGCAATATTTCATGGGAAACTAAATCAAAAGAGCCAACTGAATTTTCTGTTAATATTGCTACACCTAGAGATTTTTCACCAACAAAATCAAAAGTTATGAGATACTATAAAACAGATGAATTGGGTCTTTTACCTAAAAGCGTTCTAGAACTTAAGGAACTACGAAATGAATATAAGCGTCGTATGTATCTTGCGAGAGAACAGGGTAACACGATGGAATACAATAAGTGGTTTGTAAATCAAATGGCCGTAAAACGTCTATCTGCGTCCTTTTATGGCGTAATTGGTAAACAAGGTTTTGGATGGGGAGATATTGATTTAGCAGCATCAATTACTGCTTCTGCTAGAGAAGCAATTAGAAGTGCGGCAATAGAAGTAAAAAGGATGGTGATTATGAATGGAGATTAAAAAATGGGCAGAAACTAATTTTGCACTATTGGCTCTAATGAGAACTATGTTTGCTTTTATTAAAGTTATCTTAGCATTTATTATAACAATAGAGGTGTTATTATGAAGGTAGTTTATGGGCATACCGATTCAATTTATGTAACTATTCCTTCTGTTAATGAAGCAAAGGAATTATGTAAACACCTTAATTCCCATGTTCAATCTCTTTTTCCTAATTTATTAGAATTTGATGAACACCCTGTTCAATTAGAATTTGAAAAGTATTATCAATCTTTAGGGGTTGGAGTTAAGAAGAATAGAAATGCCGGTCTTGTTTCATGGGAAGATGGAGTTTATTTAGATAAACCTAAATTTACTATGACTGGTTATATGGCTAAAAGAGTTTCTGAAACTAAGTTAGCAAAAGAGCATCAAACAAAAGTATTGAAAATGTGGGCTTCTGAAAATACTAAGGGTGAAATATCTAACTTTTGTAGGAAGAGATATAATGAAATTAAAGATGGTAATACACCTTTGAAAGAATTAGTTGATTGGAAACGAGTTAGAGAAAATAGATTATCAGTTAGATGTCCTGATTGTAGGAACCAACATTCAATACAAAATATCGTAGATATGCCTAATTGTGAATGTGGAACTAGTAAAACATTCTTTACAACTTTGGATAAGAAGAATCCTTCAATCGGTTCACACATTTCTGGAGCATTGTGGTATTATAGTAACTTTAATGAGATGCCAGATTCAGTTCATTTTATTAAAATTAAGCCGGGTAATTTATCATGGATTCATCCGATAACTGGATTATCTAGAAAATTAGAATGGTTGGCCGCGCCAACATATGATAGATTAATAGAATTGATTGAGAGATTTAAGGTGAGTATTAATTATTTGCATTATGCAGATGTGATTGTAAAGAAATCACAACCTGTGTTTGATGCTATGGAATGGGAAATTAATCCTGTTAAGTTAGATATTAGACAAAAGACGTTGGATGAGTGGTTTTAATGTTTGGAAGAAAAGATGATAAATTAGCAAATAGAGTTAGTGAACTAGAGGAAAGATTGAATAGCATTGAAACTAAACACAATGTTAGGATTGATGAATTAGAAAGGACTATTCTTGAGTTATCTATTAAACAAAGAAGGGATGATGGGTTTTTTAAGATGTTATTAGAAACAATAAAGGAGTGGAGAACAGATGAGTGAAGAATTTACATACGATTGGAACCCAGAAAATTATACTGAGAATGAAGCAGATTGGGATATACACCCAATTTTAAAGATGACTAAATCATCTGTAATGTCTTATGATTGGTGTCCTAAAAAGTATTTCTATCAATATCCTTTGAGATTGAGTCAAGATACAACAGATGCTATGACTAAGGGAACAGTGATACATAATTCATATGAAAATTTCTTTGATATATATGATGTAGAAAAGGCTTCTACTTTAACTAAATCTGATTTAGTTACATACAATATGGGATTATTCCCTGTTGATGAATGGGGTGGTGAACAATATTGGACTTCTGCTAATTTTGAAGCAAAGAGGTTCCTTGACTTAAAGGAAGAGGATAAGTTAGAAAACTTCTTACCTGTTGGTAATGAGGTTAAATTGGATGCAAAGTTTATGTTAGCCCGAAACACGAATCCTAAATTCCCATTAACAAGAGATTATATTGTTCATCTTCAAGGTATTATTGATAGATTGTTTGTTGAAGATGGTGGCCTATTACCTATGGAATTAAAAACAGGGGCATGGAAAGATTATAAGACAACAGGTATGAGAAAAGAATCTGCATTCTATAAGTTATTAATTGAACATTGTGATGACCAATTACTAATTGATGCAGGGATTGACCCTGAAATGAAAGTAACTAATTGGGGTTGGTGGTATCCAGCGTCAAATTATATCTATGTTGAACCAACAAAGAATACTTCAACCAATGCATTACTTAAATTAATGGCTAAGGTTATTTGGTCATATGAACAAAGTAATTTTGCAGGAAAATACTTTTACAAAACTTGCGCTCATTGTGCATTTTTTGGTATTTGTGATGATGCTCAAAACCAATCTTTTTGGTGATTAGATGAAATGTGATAAATGTATTGATGGAGTAATAATGAAAAGATTAAGACATTCTGGAGATTATATTGCTGAACCTTGTGAATGTTTAATTGAATATGAAGAGAAAAGAGCAAGAGATGAACAGAAATGGTTCAAGATGTTAAAGAGGGATAAAAATGATGAAGAAGATTGATGAAATAATATTAGGACGAGAATGGAATTTCTCTGATATTTCTAACATGAAGGAAACAATAACTTCTATATTTCAAGAGTTATATACTAATATGACGGCAACTGAAAAATTAGATATTATTTGGGACACTGATGTTGAGTTTACAGGACATTTTGGAGAAGGTTTCTACAAGTTATTAGAAATTACTTTAACTGCTGAAATTGCAGGAAGAATAAATGAACTACTTAAAGAAGCAACAGTTTCTTTTAATAAAGAGAATGAAGTAGTTAAAGTTAGTGAAACACCAAAAGAAAAGAAAGAAGTATCTATCAAAGAAACTGAAAATGGTGTAGAAACAAGAGCCGGTTCAGTTAAGGTGAAAAGGATATGAAATTTCCTAGAGTAGTATGGGCAGGTTCAATTAAAAATATGGGATTTGGAACACCTAGAATGGTAGTTACTAACAAAGAACAATATTCAAATTTTATTAAATCATATAATAATAAGATGAATGTATATACATCTGTATATGATTATGAGTTATTTCGTAATAGTAAACAAGTTGATGCTTCTGTTATTGTTGATAGAGCCTTTCTTGATTTTGATTCACATAATGAACCAATTAGTAAATCATGGGAAGATGTAAAAATAGTAGTAAATAAGTTATTAGAACTAGATTATAAGTTTACCTTTTTCTTTAGTGGAAATGGTTTTCATATTTTTGTTTTTGGTGTAACAACCTATGGTAATTCTAATATTAGGCCTGTTCAAGAATTTTGGAGAACTGTTCAATCATGGACAAAGAATGGGACATTAGATGGTAGAGTTATTCAAACTTCTAGATTAAGGAGAATACCAAACACTGTGAATATGAACTCATCTGAGTGCTATTATTGTATTCCACTATTAGTAGAAGATTTAAACAAATCAATTGTTGAAATACTGCAAATGGCTAAAAGTCCTAGAAAGATTCCTAGAACAGAATATGGTAACAAGTTAGTATCTTGGCCTGATGTAAAACCAATTCAATTAGAAATGGCTAAGATTGATATTCCTGAAAGAAAGGGTTCACTTCCTTTATTACCGTGTTTATATTCTGCAACAATGGTTGAGAATCCTTCCCATGAAGCAAGGGTATATTTAGTTCAATGGTATAGAGATATATTATCTTTAGGAAATAGGAATATTGATATTGACTCTCAAGAAAAGATTACAGAAACAATTTTCAAAGAAATTGAATCAATGACTAAAAAGGATGATATTTGGATTGATTGGAACCCAAATGTAACACGTAAAGCAATTGAATATATTGTTAAAGGAGGATATAGCGCACCTCAATGCGACTCCTCTTTGATACCTAAAGGGTATTGTATTGGCCGATGTTGGAGATACCCTGATACAGATGATACACAAACAACGCAAGATTTATAGGAATGAGATATATGGATAAAAATAAGTTAGACCTAAGACAAAGTAGATTGAATGAATATGGAATAATTCTCTCTATTGCTGACACTATGAGACAAACTAAGATTGATGAGTGGTTACTATGTTAGTAATAGATAGTAGAGAAAATTCTGTATTATCTAGATTAGTAGAAATGTATGCTAAAGATTTAGCAATAGAAACAAATAAGGAGTGGATTGAAGTTGGGGATTATGTTGTGGGTAATGTATGTTTTGAGGCGAAAAATACTCAAGATTTTCTTCAATCGGTTTTAAATAAACGATTGTGGAATCAGATTGATAATATGGATAGAGTTTATGATGTTAATGTTGTAATGATTTATGGTAATATTGAAGAGGCTATTCGTCAAGTAGCAAATAAGTATGGTAAAGATTTACCGCGTGAAGCAAGACAAACAATATTACATAATAAATTTTATGGGGCATTAGGTCGTATTATTTTAGATACCGATGCTAAACCAATATTTGCCCCATCAGAAGCAATAGCCGCTAAGATGATTACAACAGTGGCTAAAATGCAACCTGTTGATAGACCAGTAATTTCACCTTCTTTAATTAAAAGAATAACTACGGATGATATTAGAGTAGATATGCTGTCCTCGATTAAAGGAGTTAGTGAAAATAAAGCAAAGAAATTGTTAGAAACTTTTGGTTCTATCATGGAACTAGGAGAATGTAAAACTTCTGAAATAGCCTTCTTAGAAGGATTTGGGGAAGTAGTAGGACAGCGTATAATTGATATATTAAATAGTGAAGAAAAGGTGAGAGTATAATGCCAGAATTTGTAGATAAAGATGAATTAGATGACGATGACTTCAATTTTGAAGAACACGATATGAGTTTTGAACCTAGAGATAGTTTAGAAGAATATCCGTTTGTATTAACTGAATGGATTAATTCTGCATCTCAAGTTTCAACAATGAATGAAGTTCCCTGCGCTATGGCGTTTATGTGCTTATTAGGACAATTAATGTCTGATACTGTTGCAGTAAAATTAAAAAGAAATACAGAAGATGTTAGAATACATTTTGTTTGGATTCAAACAACAGGTTCAGGTAAATCAACATTATTTAATTTCTTAGGTCCAGTTACTTCTGCAATTTATGAAAAAGTAAATGCTTTAATTGGTGAAGAAAGGTATAATGTTGTAGATGTAAAAGATTTCACTACACCTGCATTAATTGGTAGTGTATATGAAGCAGGTAAAGATGAAGAAGGGGTTTCAATATATGAAGAAAATCATGGATTACTTCGTGGTTCCGGCCTTGTTGCTTTTGATGAATTTGAGAATGTTGGTATATTTAAGGCACATAATCATAAAGAAGGTTTGATTGGTCATCTAAATACTATGTTAAATACATTGTGGGGAGAAAATTGGAGAATTACCAAAAAATTAACTAATGGCCCCATTTTAGTTTGTGAGGCTAAAAGGTCTATTTATGCTACCACTTATCCTCCAAAGAATCTTCAAGAAGTAATTACAGATACAGGGCTATTACAAAGAATGGTTATGTATGTAAGAGAAACTACTGATTATGAAAAGGACCAAATGATGATGCAATTGATTGAAGCAGTTGGTGTTGATGATGATATTGAACAACCTATTGAGAAGTTTGCTAATGCTCTATTTAAGATATACACTACTGCTATGGAACATAAACTTGAACTTAAGGCTGATAATCCTGATTGGGACAAAAAGAAGATTGCTAGAAATTTTGTAGAATGGCGACCCGAAGTTCAAGATTATATGAAACTTGAGTATTACCGAATGCAACAATATTTGCGTAATGTTCGTGATGAAGTCAAAGAGACAACAGATAAATTTAGTGCGCGCATGTTCATTAATATGAATAAAATGGCGATACTAATGTCTATTATGGAAGCACCCGGAATTACAGATAAAAGTAAAAGATATGTTGTTAGTGTTAAAAATGTGCGTCAAGCATCAAGATTGATGAGACAGAGTTATATAGCGTTGGTTGCGTGGCTAGATGTAGCACTACGGGAGAGGCGCGAATCAGTTGTGCAAAATGCTGGAATCAATCATTGGAAAACAGCAATTGATAATGTTCAAAAAACAGAAGATGGTTTTGCTTTAAAAGCGGATTTAATGCATGAATTTATGTCTGTAACAAGAACTTCCAGACCAACCGCGTTTAGAAAATTTAAATCTATTAAGAATTATTTTATAGAAGAAAAGAGAGGAAAGCCAGTTTATGTTAAATGGAAAGGTGATGAACAATGAAGTATGAAACAACGTATTTAGTATTTGCAGTAAATAATGGACCGAAATCAATTGTGGAGAGTTTAAATTCACATGGTAATGATGGGTGGGAATTGAAATCAATGATTAATGTAGGAGGAGAAAACCTTGTTGCATTCTTACAAAGACAAACTGATGTTGAAAAACCAAAAGATAAACAACAGGAAAAACTTAAAAAATTATGGTCATCTGATAGTGAAGATGAGTGATATTATGTCTTGGGTAGAAACACTAAAAATTAGTCGTAAAGAAGCGACTGAATTAGGTGATAAATATGCTCCTGAAGATATGAAAGAATTTAGGTTAGAACAATCGAATAAAAGAAAAGAAAAATATACTCCTGTTTTTAGAAGATTTTTAAGTATATTAAATACTGATGAAGCGATGGATAAAGAATATTTCCAAAAAATTAGAAGTTCATTATCAACAATAGCGCGGGATATTGGAAATGCTCCTAGATTTAGAGGAAAAAGCAGAGAACAAATTATTGAAATATTAGAAGAATTTTTAGGTGAATAAAATGAGTGTTTTAGCAATAGATTTAGAAACCAAAAATCTCTCTAATGAGATTGGAGGATGGGGTAATACTCATATGTTTCTAGTATCAACTGTTTGCACTTATGATGGAAATATTTCAAAAGCATATGTTGAAGAAGATATAATTTCAAAGGTTGATTCTAATGAATATCAATTGTTACCAATTCGCCAATTAAAATATGATTTGGATGCCCATTTAGAAAAGGGTGGAAAATTGTTGGGACATAATATTGGTGCTTTTGATTTACCAGTATTAAGAGATTCCTTAGATATATATTGTATTAGAAAATATTTAGATGAAAAGCAATATATAGATACGAGTAGATATTTAGTTAAAGAACATGGTGAAAGGTTTTCGTTGGAAAATTTAGTTAATCATAATTTTGGAGAAACTAAACAGTTAGAAAGTATTATGGCTCCTTCTATGTGGAAATCAGGAGAATATACAACAGTAGTTGATTACTGTGTTGATGACTGTAAGTTAGTATATAAACTATGGGAACATGGTAAAAACAATTCAATTGAAGCCTTTAGTGTAGAAAAGGAAGAGATTGTTAAAATGAATGTGGAGTGGTAAAAAATGGATACATGGGAAGTAATAACTTGGATAGCGTTTGTGATAGTCATTTCACTTTTATTCTTCGCCGCCTTTGGTGGGTCGAATTTAAGTGAAGAATCTATTGAAGAATATATGGAATCATTAATGCGAACAGAAAACAAAAAGTGATAATATGGCTCTTAGAGAACAATGTATGTTTTGTGGGGAACATACTATACCTAAAAGGTTATTAGCCTTTTATGTGGGTTCTAGTGAAAGTGTAAGAGTTTGGGAATGTAGGGAATGTAATGCCCTATGGAGTGAAAAAATGCGGAGGCAGGAAGTTTTGGTCTAAATCAGACCAATTCTTCTTGTCTCCCTTTTTTTATTTTTTATTTCATTTTCAAAAAAAAATTTCTCACGCTCAATATCAGGGCTGAATTTGTATGGATTCGACCCTTCCGAAACACCCCTGAAATGCCCCCTAAGAAGCCCCTCATGGGCCTCCTTTCAATCGGGGAGCGACCTACCCGTAGCGACCTATCGAAGTGCCTAGACGGACTTCCTAATGGGGCCAATAATTTAACCCATTATGAGGGTATATAAATCGGCAATTATGCCACTATTTTCAAGCGTTATATCTTAAAACAATCACTATTAATGCACTTACTAGAAGTATTAAATTAATAATGATATATATAATCTTTGTTTTAGTTTTCATGACCATCTAGTTACGTGCCATTGATTAGAAGTCCCTGAAGGCCCATCATCTTCATGAACTCCAGAAAGAAGTAAAGCATCTCCTGTTGGATTAAAATTAAATGCTTGTGAATAAGTATCACTATCATCACCAACTGAGTCATAAGTATTACTTAGGTTTTTACTAAAGTTAACAGATATTCTACCAGTTGAACCAGATATAGGAGATATATCACCATTAGTAATTGGCCATTGGTCTAATATTGTTTGATAACCTGCTGCACCTGAACCACCAACACTACCTATAATAAAACTACTACCATCTGGAGCAATAGCAATATCCATGCAAAAGCCTCCTGATAAATTACCAGTATAAGCGGCATTAACTGTTCTAGTTACTGAACGAGTAGTTAAATCATAAGGTGTAGATAAAGCATATTCAATAACTTGACCAACTGCACCTGATGTAGAACGCATAGCATAAAATTTAGTCCCGTCACCTAAAATAGCAATACCTTGTAAAGCATCCATAGCACTTCCTAATGTTACAGTATTGGCCTGTGAAGATACACTACCCAATTGATAAGGAATGGCTAAATCAAATCTAATTACCCTATTACTACCTCCTTGACCAGCAATATATAGATAGTCACCATTATAAGAATAACATCCCCCTCTAATGCTAGTTTGTGGATTACCGCTAGCATCTTCAGCGTAATCTGCACCACCAAGCGGTCCTTGAATTGATGTAGATAAAGTTGTTGAAGTATCATAATTGTGCTGCACTAAATTATAATTAGAACCGCCCAAATTAACTGTTCCTGCTAAACCAGTTATTAATTCAGTAGGACCAACAGCCATAAAACAAGAATTAGAGAATGTAGAACTACTAGTTTCTAATGTAGCAAAATCGCTATCAAGTGATAATGAGTTAATAGCAGCAAATGAAACATAAGGAGAAGGTGTAGTTGTAGTTCTGTTTGGATGCGCTCCAAAACCTAATACAGTATAACCAAAACTACTCATACGTCATTCCCCGCATTAGTAGTATAAAACAATTTAATTCCTAATAATTTAGCATCTGCGGTTAAACTATCTGTCCCTACATCTCTATGTATTTCAAAATAAACCATTTCATTTGCACTAGGAGAACCTTTAATTGTAATTGCATTACTTTCATTTGAAACATTCATATCATTTGCAGTTCCACTATGGGCTTTTGCTGTTGCTACAACTGCTGTATCAAATGTAGTATTAATTAAATCATTATCTGCAAAACTAATTCCTGCTAATCCCCAAGCGGTTGTTCCAGTATTAGTTGAATCTGCTGTAAAAAATGCTTGAAAACTTACAGTCCCATTATCCCATGATTTAGGGAATGCTACTGTAAATTGAGCAAATTCTTCTGAGTCCTTATCAAAATCTAAACTCTTTAATTCAGGACCATTTCCTAATTCAACTTGTGCTAAAGCGGCGCAACCATTAGTAGTATTAGGATACATGGCGGCGGCTGGAACATATATAGATTGTTTACCACGACCAGCACCAATAGAATCTACAATTAAAAATCCAGTAGTTGATAATGATTCTTTACTATCTGTTTCTGCTCTAATAGTAACTGATTCAAAAGGTGCTAAATTAATTTTATTTGCAGTTACTATCATAGGGTGTTCTACTCTATCTTGTTCTATTGTTTCTCCACTACTAGTGCCAATAATAATAGTATCAGAAGCATCAGTATTTTTTATGGTTATTACTCTACCTGCTTCCATAGCGTTACCTGCCGAAATACTCGCTAAAACTACTTCATTATTTGAACCACCTAATGCATGAACAAAAATATTACTATAATCACCATCTATTGTTGGACTACCATCATTAGCATTTACTACATGAGAACTAAACCCTAATGCGTTACCTGCAAGTTTATTACCTGTAACAGTTGTAGTTGCCGTTACTGCACCTGTAACGCCTAATGTTGAACCATCAAAGGTTAAATTTGCTTCTGCCTCTAATTCTGTTGTTGTAGCACCAATAGTTACTAATTCATTTTCTGTTGCATTATTTACTGCTGTAATAGGGCTAGAAACTATATCAGTTCCATTAATAGAAAATGTTTTACCTGATGCTAAATCAATGCCTCCATCATCAATAGTGGCAATATCAGTCCCATCTACATCAAATACCATTTTACCATGATTAGCAGTAGCAGATGCAGTAGCGGTTGAAAAGTGTATTTCTTCAGCAGTTTTATTTGACCCACCATTTAATACACTAATAGTTAATGATTCTGCGGCACTTGTTCCTAAAGATAAACTTACATCAGCATTGTTAGCATCTTCATAAATAGTTACATCATCTTGTAATGAAGCACCAGCGTTAAATAATGCTTTTCCTGCTTCACTCATATCTAATGTTAAAGCAGTAATAGCACTAGAACTATCGGTTCCTTTGAATCTAATATCTTTATCTGCTACTTTAGCAGTAATATCAGTATGTCCTGCATCTGATACAACAGATAATGTTTCAGTATATCCTGAATCATCATAACCTATACTTAAATTATTTTCAGTTTTATTTAAAGTAAGATATTGAATACCAACACTTGATGTTCCATTATGAGTAATAACAGCAATAATAGTATCTGCTCCCGCTACTCCAGAAGCAGGGTGTCTATATTCAGGAACTAGATTTGCAGCAGTAGGGTTTCTAATTTCTAAAACAGGGGCAGTTGCGTGATTATTAGCAACTAACAAATGATAACCATTACTATAACTAGCACTTAATGTTAAATTATTTACGGCTGCAACCGCTAATCTCTTACCATCTCTAAAGATAACACCTGCTCCTACATCAATTTGTGTTGCACTATCAATTGTAATATCAAAACCACTAATTGCATAATTCTGTCCTAAACCATCAGAAAGTGCTTTAATAATCCCTGTATGTGGAAAATCCACACCATCAGTGATTTGTTCATTCGGGTTACTTTCACTTTTACTGTAATAATTAGGGTTAGTTACCATATTATTCGACCTCCGCCACTAAAGTAATATTAACTACATCTGTTGCTGTAAATGGCCCTAAAGCATCAAAATTGAATCTAGCAACCATAACTGTATCTGTTGTTGCAGCAGTAGCAGTAACAGAACCAGTTAAAGACATATTGGTTTGCATTTGTGTAAACTGGGCTTCATTGGTAGGTAATGTAGCAAATATACCAAATTCTCTAATTGTTTCACCATTTAATGAATTAAAGGTAGCATTAAAATCAACTACATTTTCGTCCGATAATACTGTTGAAAATGAAGATGCAGATGAAACTACTGAATCTAAATCATTACTTGATGGATTAGTGCTATCACCACCATTACCTACCTTTGCAGCAGTTGTAAATGTTTTCAAAAACATAGCCATTCTTTTCTTAGTTTCTTCAGTTATCATAGGTTTATCTCCTTTAATGTAGTAGTAGTAGAGCCAGTCCCTCCGGCAAATCCTAATGTGGAGGCTCCTATATTTAATGTTTGACCAAAGCCCAAAGTGAATGTTCCGCTAATGCCGGTTTTAGTAATTATTAATTTAATAGGTTTTACTGTATATTGTTCAAGATTAATAGCAGTTTCTTCATTTTCTTTGAATGATTGTCCTCTAATAAAGGCTTTTGATTTTTTATTATCAATTAACATTTCTGCTAATTTTGCTTGTAGTCCGGCGTTATATGCTCCTAATTCTAATACCATTGGGCCAATTGAATATTTAATTCCTAAAACCATATATTCACCTCTAGATATTCCATTATATTTAGATGAGAAATCTACTATATCACCGACTCTTAAATATTTTAAATTATCTGAAGATAATGTTACTGTAATCCTTTTACTATTTTCGGTATGTTGTTTAAGTAACCTTCTTGCTTCAATACTTACTTCTTCTTCTGTAACTAAAGATTCATCTGTAATTTCTAATGCTCTAGTTTTATGTTTCTTAATTCCTTTAACATCTCTAACTCTAGATTTTACTCCTCTACCATAAACAGTAATATCGTTATAATAATCAAACAATGAGTTTTCTCTACTCACACTAGTAATTTTATAATCTGGATTTTCGTCCGTTATATGTCCTTTTGAAAAACTAC